CTCAACGCCCGCGATGAAATCATCGAGCAGTTCCTGGAGGACGTTCTCTAATGTTTACCAACCGCGTAAGACAGGCCATCGCGGCCACCCTGCAAGGCCTGCCGTTGTCAGCGACCGTTGAGGAATTCACCCCGCCGAAAATCGAATTCGACATGGAAGAGATGCGCGGCGGGCGCTTCATCGTCGAAGAAATGGCCAAGGGCGGCAAAGCGCTCGGCGCCAAGCTGACCCTGCAAGGCCTCGGCGCCGAAGTACTGCTGGCGCTGGGCGTGAAGCTCGGCGACGACATTCTGCTGAACGTGCGTGAAGCCGGTCAGGATCAGGACGGCAACACCTGGTTCACTTACCACACCGTCGGCGGCCAGCTGAAGTCCCTTGAGGAAACCGCAGTGAAAATGGGCGAGAAACCCAAGACCAACCTGGAACTGTCCTGCCGCACCTACAACCGCCTTGAAAACGGCGTGCCGGTGATCGACATCGACGTGCGCACGCAGAAGTTCGTGCTCAACGGCGTCGACATCCTTGGTGATGCACGGCGCGCGGTGTTGATGCCGTAAACCGGCAGCACACAACACACAAAACCTGTGGGAGCGGGCTTGCCCGCGATAGCGGTGGGTCAATCAACTCAGTGTTGGAAGTACCGACCTCATCGCGGGCAAGCCCGCTCCCACAAGGGATTTCAATAATTCCCAAAGAATCACCAAGGAATTCATACATGCCGTGGATGCCACCCCAACACGAACTGCTGTCGCCGATCACCGGCGACGATGGCTCGCAGATCGAATCGATCCAGCTCAAACCGCTGTTCTACGCCGCACAGAAAGATGCGCTGGAGCGCGCCGGTGATGACGAAGACGATCAGTTCTTCGAGCTGGCGCTGCTCGCCACCGGCCTGTCGGTCAAGGAACTCGATCAGCTCAAACGCCCGGACTACGTGAGCATCGCCCAGTACGTCCATGAGATGTCGACCCGGCCGAGTGCGTACTTTCTCGACCAGACCGAGGACGCGGAGAAATCCGACGATCCCGACCAAGTGCAATTGCTGCAGCCGCTCGCCGTGACCGGCCGCACCGTGACCTCGCTGTCGCTGGAAATGCCTGCACTGCGCGCTACCAAAGTGATGAAGAAACTGAAAACGGCCAAGGAACGCGCCGAGTTCATCACTGCCCATTGCACCGGCCTGATGATCCCTGATCTGGCCCTGATGACTGTCCCGGACTGGACGCAATTGCAGGTGCGCATCGACGATTTTTTAAACCAGCCGGCGGCCTACTTTCGGAACGCGATATCGAAGTAATCCTCGATATCGTCCCGCTCATTTACCCGGTAAGTGAGGCGGAGATTCTGGAATGGGACGCCGAAAAGGCGTTGCGCCGCTACGACATAGCGATCACTCGCCTTGGCGTGAAACAGGAGTAGAGCGGCATGGCAGAGAGCAAATATGCGCTCACGTACGCCGGTGAGAGCGGCAATGCAACGGACGGATTTTCGTTGCCCGACAACCTCGGCAAACCGCTGCAGGATTTGAATGTGACGCTCGCGTTGGCAAGCGTGGATATTCGTTTGCTGACCCAGGAACAGATCAGGCTTCGCGAGTTGTTGGCAAGCCAGCAATCGCTATTCAAGGCTGGCGCTGCACCGGTCGCGACGAGCGAACCAAAGTCAAAACTCAACGCCGGGATCGAGCAGCGTCCGCCGCCGAAGCTGATGCAGCCGGCGATGGCCAACGAGACTGCGCTGGTTGAACTCAATCAGTTGCTCAAGATGAGCAACGACCAGCTGCAAACGCATTCACAAAGCACTCTGGAACTCGCCAGCGAGAAACAGGTGGCGGCCAGTGGTGCCACCAACGCTGACCTGTTGCAAGTTCAAGTCGCCGCAGCACGATCCGGTATTGCCGATGGCGCCAAGGGTGAGCAACGGGCGAACGAGCTGAAGTGGTTCTCCCGTGATGCCGCGATCAACGCAGCGGCGTTCAGGATGGACGTCAAAACGGCTGGCGAGATGTTGGCGGCCTGGCGTTCATCGCTGAAGCTGGATCGCTATCAGAGCCAGGATCTGGCCGATGCAACGAGCTATCTCGGCAACAGTGGCCTGGATGCCAAGGCCGCCGACATCGGTTCGGTCGTGCAGCGTTCCGGCGAGGTTGCAATTACTGCCGGTATGACTCCGGAACAAGCGGCCGCGTTTGCGGCGGCACTGCTCAACAGTGGCGCAGACAGGGAGGGCGCCAGCGCCGCGTTGAAGGGTATTGCTTCGCTGCTGGCGAAGGGCGCAGATGCATCGACGGAGCAACGTACGGCTCTGAGCCAGTTAGGGTTGAATCCCGAATCGTTGGCAGGAGAGATGCGCAAGGACGCTCCCGCTGCCATCAACTCGGTGCTTGCGGCACTCAATAAACAACCGCTGCAAGAACGGGCAACATTGACGAAGTCGCTGTTTGGCGAAAACGACGTCAGAGTCCTTGAACTGCTGAAGAAACCAGAGGATGTAAAAAACGCATTCTCCCAAGTGGCCGACAAGCGCCAATACGCGACATCGGAACTGGGCGCCGATTCGGGGGCAGCCGCGAAATCCGCCGAAGTATTTGGCAATACGTCGCAAGGGCGCTGGAATGCGCTCGATGCGAGTCTGACCCGGATGACCACCGCATTCGGCACGGCATTGGCGCCGTTGGCCGATGGTGCCGCAGTGGCGCTCACCGCGCTGGCCAATGGCGTGAGTACTGCGGCGCAGGCTTTCCCGGCCCTTACTGCAGGATTGGTTCTGCTTGGTGCCGCTGCTCTTCCTTTTGTTGGAGGGGCGCTGAAAACCGGCGTTGCGTCAGTCATCGACACCGTTTCCGCGAAGCTGTTACGTCTGGCGACGACGCGATTGCCCCCCGATATTGCTAATGCCATCGTCGGTGACGATGTCTCTGATGGCGAGCGGAAAAACAAACGAGCGGGTCGTCGACCGGGTCGACGCACGCCGGCCAGAACATCGGCGCGCACGACAGTTCCACGCGCCAGTGGGAGCACTCGTTTGGGGGGGCTCACGGCCAAGGTCGCGCCTCTGTTTGATGACATCAAAATGGGCTTCAAACTGTTCACCGATGGCTTGGGCAACAGCGAGATGGTATCGCGACTCAAAGGGCCCGTTGCCAAGCTTATGCCCCTGGTCGAAAGCGTTGGCGCCAAGGTCATGCCCAAAATCGCCCAAGCGCTGCCAGCGGTAAAACTGGGAGCGCCGCTGGCCATCGCGCACGCGGCCTATACCGGACTGAAAGGTTGGCGCGAAGGCGATGACCAAGCGGTCAAAGGTGCCGCCGGCGAGCTGGCCGGCACTGCCATTGGCGCCACGATCGGCACTTTCATTGCGCCCGGTATTGGGACATTCCTCGGTGGGACTCTGGGCGGAATGCTCGGTTCTTACGTCGGTGAACAATGGGGCAAACCTGCCGAGGACAAACTCGCGGCTCCCGCGCAAGTGGCCAAGGACCTGAGCAACGCTCAAACGCAAAACCAGCAGATCACCTATGCGCCGTCGATTCAGATCAGCGGCAGCGAAATCGCCAGCTCGGAAAAAGTCGGCGCGGTGATCTCGCAAGTGATGCAAAACCATTTCAGCACTCAGTTCATGTCGACAATGAGTACCAACCCCCTCGCCACCCGCCGCGACGCAGCCCTGACCGATGGAGTCGCCTGATGAAACAACAAATGGCACTGGGCAATTTCATCTTCGGCCTGTCGCGCAACTTTGCGTACCACCAGTTGCTGCGCAAGTCTGACGGCGGCTGGACCGAGATACAGATCCTCACCAGCAAACCCAAGTCCAGCCAGACCGGACAGAAACCGGAAACCCTGACCATTACCGGCAAGTCGATGTACGCCGTGGCCATGGATCGGCTCGATGAATTGCGTGCTTTGCAGGCGCTGCGCAGCCCGCTGCCGTTGATCGACGGGATTGGTCGAAACTGGGGCCTGTGGCGGATCAGTAGCGTTCAGGAAACCCAGACCCAGATCATCGATGACGGCACGGCGATGGTGGTCGATTGGGTCATCGAACTAGCGGAGTTCAACAATGCGTAACGCACGAAGTGTGGCCGGTGATTCGGTGAATCTGCTGCTCTACCGCGAAACCGGGCGCAGTGATGACGGCGCCGAAGAAGCGCTGTGGAGACTCAACCCGACCCTGGCCGAACACGGGCCGATTCTGCCCGCTGGCGTCTGGATCGTGCTGCCGGAACTGGATGTGAAACCCGCCGTGGTCAAAGCAGTAACGGCCTGGGATTAAGGAGGTGACATGGCACTGGGATTTATGCCCGCGGTAAATATCTACGGGGCCAACGCGGCCTTGCTCAATCAGCGTCTGATCAGTTGGGAGCACATCGATGCCGCCGGTTTCGAGTCCGATCAGCTGACGCTGACCATCGATCTCGAGGGCCTTGAAGGGCTGCCGAGTCTGGGTGGAAAAATTGGTCTGCAAGTCGGTTATCGAGAAACCGCAATGGTGGACAAGGGGCTGTTCAAAGTGACGCGTCTGACGCCGACACTGTTTCCGTTTCGCCTGACGCTGGTGGCCACAGCGGCGCCGTTCAGCAAGGATGATGAAACGGGCTTCAAGCAGCGCCGCACCGTCAGTCATGGGCCAACGACGCTGGGTGGATTATTTCGCAAGCTGGTGGAGTCGCACGGTTTTTCGCCACGGGTTGCGCCCGAGGTGTCGTTGATCCGCATCGAGCACATCGACCAGTCCAGCGAGACCGACATGGGGTTTGTCACGCGTCTGGCGAAAAAATACAACGTCGTCGCCAAGCCTTACGGCGAAGTGTATGTGCTGGCGCGCCCAGGGCAGACCAAGTCCTTGTCGGGGCAAATCCTGCCGGACGTGACCCTGTCGGTTACCCACGACAATCGCCCCGGCGATCACGCATTTATCAGCGCCACGCTGGAAGAATCGGCCCGCGAGCAGGTCAAGGGCTGCAAGACCTGTTTCTGGGATGCGGCGGCCGGGGTGTTGCGTTGGGTCGAGACGGGCGTAGCGCCGTTCAAGACGCTACGCCAGAAGCAGCCCAGCGAAGCGGATGCCATCGCAGTAGCCGAGGGCGAAGTACGCAAGATGTTGCGGCAGAGGTACAAAGTGAAAATCACCTGCCCGGGCGATCCGCGCCTGGCGGCCGAAGGTCTGCTGTTGCTTGATGAGAGCTGGCCGGACTTCATGCGCGGACGCTGGTCGATCGACAAGGTCACCGCCAGCGGTAGTCGCGAGAACAGCTATCGCTGCCTGATTGATGCGTCGTGCCTGGACCCGAAGGCGGAACAGTAATCCTGAACCGAGTGCTTATTCCTGTGGGAGCGAGCCTGCTCGCGAAAGGAACGTCAGCTTCAGCATCGATGTGACTGATCGACCGCTTTCGCGAGCAGGCTCGCTCCCACAGGGACTGCGGCGTTCACTGTAATTTCTCTTACTTCGGAACACCCCCATGAAGATCACCCCGATCCTCACGCAACTGCGTGGGCAATGCCCTGGGCTTGCCAATCATATTTCGGTGGGTGTCGACCTGGCGTTGCTGCAAGGCAACCCGGATTTGCCAACACCTTCGGCCCACGTGCTGCCAATCGCCGATCTGGCCAGCAACAGCACCACCCAAAACCTCACCACCCAACCAATCCGCGAGCGCTTTGAACTCGTCCTCGTACTTGACGCTACCGACGCGACAAAAGCGCTGGATGGGTTGCACGACCTGCGCGCCGAACTGTGGCGCGCGCTGGTGGGGTTCAAGCCCGATGCCGACTACAGCGCCATCGTTTACGACGGCGGCGAGCTGGTCTCGATCAACAGCAGCCGCCTGTTCTATCGGCTGCGTTTTTATGCCGAGTTCCAGCTCGGCCGCAATCTGCCAAGTCAGCCTGCGGAGAGTTGGCACGAGCGCGAACTGGACGCTTTGTCGTCCTTTACCGGGATGACGGTGCGGGTCGATGCGATCGATCCGGCTGACCCCAACCTGCAACGCCCGGGCCCGGATGGCCGGGTGGAAATGACTTTCTCAGGAGACGTAACCCCATGAGCAACCGCATCACCGTAGTGCCGGCCGCTGGCCGTGTCGTACCTGACCCGGAGGCGGGCGACCTGTTGCCGGCTGCCGGCCGTGACGTGCTGGACAGCGCCTGGTGGCGCCGGCGTCTGGCCGACGGGGATATCACACTCAAAACCGCAAAAGCGGCTAAACCACAGGGAGCCAAATGATGGCGATCGGATTCAGCAACATCCCGGCGGACATTCGTGTGCCGCTGTTCTATGCCGAAATGGACAACTCGGCCGCCAACAGCGCGACCTCGGCGATGCGCCGTTTGATCGTCGCGCAGGTCAACGACAATATTGCCCCGAGTGAAGTCGGCAAACTGGTGCTGGTTTCCAGCGTGGCGCTGGCGAAAAGCATCGGCGGCCAGGGCTCGATGCTCGCCTCGATGTACGAAACTTTCCGCAAGGCCGACCCGATCGGCGAGATCTGGTGCCTGCCGCTGCACAACACTGAAGGCGCAATCGCCAAGGGTGTGCTGACCCTGACCGGCACTGCGACTCAGGCGGGCATGCTCAACCTGTATGTCGGCGGCGTGCGCGTGCAGGCCACCGTGGTCAACGGCGCCACCGCCGCTCAAGCGGCCACCGCACTGGCGCAGAAAATCAACGCCACTGCCGACCTGCCGGTCAGCGCTGCGGCTGCTGAAGGTGTGGTCACCCTGAACGCCAAATGGACCGGCGACAGCGGTAACGACATCAGCCTGCAATTCAATCGCCTGGGCAAGAGCAACGGCGAAGAAACCCCGGCTGGCCTGACCAGCGCAATCACCGCCATGACCGGCGGCGCCGGTGTGCCGGATCAGATCGCCGCCGTCGCGGCTCTAGGCGATGAGCCATTCGAATTCATCGCCTTGCCATGGTCCGATCTGTCGACCCTCAACACCTGGCAAGCGGTCATGGATGACAGCACCGGGCGCTGGTCGTGGGCCAAGCAATTGTTCGGTCACGTCTACAGTGCCAAGCGCGGCACGGTCGGCACACTGGTCGCTGCAGGCCAGGCGCGCAACGACCAGCACATGACCATTCAGGCGCTGGAGCCGGGCGTTCCGCAACCGTTCTGGGTACAAGCGGCGGCGCTGGCTGCGCGCACGGCGGTGTTCATCTCGGCGGACGCCAGCCGTCCGACGCAAAGCGGCAGTCTGCCGGGCGTTGACCCGGCGCCGGCGAGCGAGCGCTTCACCCTGACCGAGCGTCAGTCGCTGCTCAACTACGGCATCGCCACCGCCTACTACGAAGGCGGTTACGTGCGCATCCAGCGCTCGATCACCACCTACCAGAAGAACGCCTACGGCCAGGCCGACAACTCCTATCTGGATAGCGAAACCATGCACCAGTCGGCGTTCATCGTGCGTCGTCTGCAAAGCGTGATCACCAGCAAATACGGCCGCCACAAACTGGCCTCCGACGGCACCCGTTTCGGCGCCGGCCAACCGATCGTCACGCCAGCGACCATTCGCGGCGAGCTGATCGCGCAGTACGCCAAACTCGAACTCGAAGGCCACGTGGAGAACGCCGAGCTGTTCGCCGAGCAC